CCTGTCCAGGCTGCTCCCGCCCAGGCTCCGGCCGCTGCACCCGCTGCACAGCATCCGGCACAAGGCGCCACCCCTCCGTGGATGCAGCAAGCCGCGCAAGCTCCGGCAGGTCAGACACCGCCCTGGGCACAGCCGCAAGGCTAATCAACAGAGGGCACAGTGGGAAGGCTGTGCCCTCTTTTCACGAGGACAAAGAACAATGGATGACGCTGACATCAGTCAAGCCAAGACCGAGATTTTGGAAGCTGCCGATATCGCAGAGGTGAGACGACGTGCCGCTGCAATGCCTAAAGGCGTTCCGGGCGAATGTGACCTGTGTGGTGAATGGTCCGAGCGACTGGTGGGCGGTAACTGTGCTCGCTGCCGTGATAAGCACAAGCTCCCATGAAGCACAAGTTCAAAAGAATTCACATGGCGGTGGCAGAGCAGTATGCTCGACTATCGCAGGCACAGCGCCGTCAGGTTGGCTGTGTGATTATCATCGACGATATTGTGGTTCCTGGATACAACGGGACTCCGCCAGGATGGAATAATCGTTGTGAGACTCCGGACGGTTCCGCTACACTGCCCGAAGTGATACATGCAGAACAGAACGCACTGGATAAGATTGTTCGTAGCACGTTGAGCAGTGAAGGCGCGAGCGTCTTTGTAACGACTGCACCGTGCATCGAATGCGCCAAGCGACTACTAGGCGCAAGGGTCAAAGAAGTGTTCTATCGCGACGTGTATCGCAATGAAGACGGAATCGAATTTCTACGCCAAGCTGGCATACACGTTGAACGGATAGACCATGAAACAGATCAACAAAGCAGTCAAGACGCTCCAGGCGATTGAGGACGCAATTCGCGCCGACCAAGGTGCAGCCTATCGTCAGCACTTGGGCAGGGTATTACCACACATCGGAGACGCCTACCGTGGGCACGACGACCCGTTCCGCACGCACCTCGGAGCCAGCGTAATCGGTCAGGAGTGCGGCCGTGCTATCTGGTACGGGTTTCACTGGGCGACTGTCCCGCAATTCGGCGGACGCTTGCTCCGCTTGTTCAACCGCGGGCACTTGGAAGAAGGTCGTTTTATTGCTGCACTGCTCACCATCGGTGTGCGGATCTATCAGCAAGACGAGAACGGGAAGCAGTTCCGCATCAGTGACGTTGGCGGGCACTTTGGAGGCTCGGGCGATGGTGTGGCTATCGGTATCCCTGATCTGCCTCCGGGAACTCCCTGTCTTCTGGAGTTTAAAACGCACAATGACAAGTCGTTCAAGAAGCTGGTGACGGAAGGTGTTCGTGGCGCTAAGTTCGAGCACTATGTTCAGATGCAGACGTACATGCGGAAGATGGGCCTTGCTGTTGCGCTGTACGGTGCAGTCAATAAGAACGACGACGACTTCCATTTCGAGATTGTTACGCTCGACACTGCTACCGCTGACCAGTTCAGTGACCGTGCTCGCACCATCATTATGATGAAGCAAGCCCCCGCAAAGATCAACGAGTCGCCTGGCTGGTTCGCGTGCCAATGGTGCGACCACAAACCAGTCTGTCACCTGAACAAGCCTCCCGCTCGCAACTGCCGCACCTGTCGCAATAGCGAAGCACGCGAAGACGGGAACTGGTATTGCACGAACCCAGGCGCTGACCCGACACCCTTGTCCAAAGAACTTCAACTCACCGGATGTAACGCCTACGAGGTGTTCTGATGTTGCAGCCGCGCACCTATCAGGTAGAGGCAGTCACAAGCCTCTACGGTTACTTCGCTGCCAAGGACGGGAACCCTGTACTCGCGCTGCCTACGGGCACAGGTAAGTCCGTCATCATCGCAATGTTCCTCCAGTCGGTGTTCTACCAGTACCCAGGCCAGAAAGTTATGGTACTGACACACGTGAAGGAACTTATTCAGCAGAACTATGAGAAGCTCCTAGCACTGTGGCCCGGCGCACCAGCAGGCGTCTATTCCGCTGGTCTTAACCGCAAAGACGTCGGACGGAAAGTTACGTTCGCTGGCATTGGTTCGGTTGCAAAGAAGCCCGAGCTTTTTGGCCATGTTGATCTAGTCATTATCGACGAAGCGCACCTCGTAAGCCCTAACGACGAAACGATGTATCTTGCATTCCTGAACGCACTGCGAGCAGTAAATCCGCACCTGAAGGTGATTGGGCTTACTGCTACACCTTGGCGCCTTGGCACAGGACACATCACCGAAGACGGCATCTTTACTGACGTCGCGTTCGACATCACTGGTCTGCACGCCTTCAACCGTCTCATTGCTGAAGGGTTCCTGGCTCCGCTGGTGCCTAGACAGACGAAGCAGGTACTCGACACAGAAGGCGTTCATATGCGTGGCGGTGAGTTCATTGCGTCGGAATTGCAGCTCGCAGTGAATAAGCAGGACATCACCTACGCTGCACTCAAGGAAGCGATGGAGCTCGCGCATGACCGGAATCACTGGCTGGTGTTTGCGTCAGGGGTGGAACATGCTTGCAACATCGCAGACATGCTGAACGACATGGGCGTCCCCGCTGTGGCCATTCATAGCAAGATGGGTGACGTTGCCCGCGATGCTGCGATTGCTGACTTCAAGGCTGGTAAGTACAGGGTGGCGGTGAATAACAACGTGCTGACCACAGGCTTCGACTTCCCTGCTATCGACTGCATCGTTGTTCTGCGGCCCACTGCTTCGACTGTGCTATGGGTACAGATGCTCGGACGTGGAACCCGCCCTAGCCTGGGAACGGGGAAGCAGAACTGTCTTGTCCTGGACTTCGCTGGTAACACCCGCCGGCTCGGACCCATCAACGATCCTGTCATCCCTCGCAAGAAAGGGCAGAAGGGTGGAGGCGAAGCTCCTGTCAAGCTGTGCGGAAGCTGTGCGACCTACAATCACGCGAGCGTCACTCACTGTGCGTACTGCGGAGCGGAATTCACCTTTCAGGTCAAGATCAAGCACAGCGCCAGCACAGACGAAGTCATGCGCGGTGAGGCTCCGCTGGTGGAAGTCTTCAAGGTCGATCACATTACCTACAGCAGGCACGAGAAGCAGGGGCGCCCGCCTATGATGAAGGTCACGTACTACTGCGGACTCCGTTCGTTCAGTGAGTATGTGTGCGTCGAGCATGACGGATTCGCTGGGCGCAAGGCTCGCCAGTGGTGGCGCGAACGTACCGACCTCCCGTTCCCCGCTGCTACAGAAGACGCTCTGGAGGTAGCACCAGCAGTCCGCACCGCTACGCACCTCCGCATCTGGATCAATAAGCAGTACCCCGAAATCCTTGCTCACTGCTTTGACGGTAAGGCGTTCGGACAGCAGCAAGACGCAACACAGGCGCCCACCGTGGATACAGCAGCGCGGCACGCTCCGCGAGCAGCTCCACCGCTGGATGACATGGATGACGATATTCCCTTCTAACTATCGAGAGTTTGATGTCGATTAAAATAAATTTGTCGGACTCGCTTGCACATCATGATATTTCGTGTATAGTTATGATCATGCACTTAACGAACGTGCATAGAACCTAACCCTCAAACACTGAAAGGAACGATCATGCAAGCAACTGACAAATTCGACGCGATGGGCAAAACCGAACTCCGCGCTGCCTGCAAAGAAGCTGGCGTCAAGAACTACGGTAAGATGAACAATGATGGGATGCGCGAAGCCCTTCGCGCTCTGGAAGCTCCTGCGGAAGTGCAGCAACCCGCGACGCCGCTCGGCAATGCTTTCGCTCAGATGATTGACCCGAAGGGTTTCGCTGAGAAGATGGCACAGCACGCCCAGAACAACGGTGCCAAGTCCCGCCGTGTGGTTGATGGAAAGGAAGTGCAAGCTAAGGCAGCTCCCGCCAAGACCAGCCAGCCTCGTGCTCGCGTGGAAAAGACCCCTGCCCCGTTCGTTCCGAAGGTCGATCGCAAGGGTTACAAGATCGAGAAAGAACGCGAAGAGCGCAACGGTGTGAAGCGTCCCTCCGCTGGTACTGTGTGCGGCGCTGTGTGGGCTGCATTCGATGCGAACCCTGCAATCAAGGCGGGTGAGCTTGCTGCACTGGCTGACGCTAACGGCTGGAACCGGACGAACGTGTCCTGCGAGTTCTACGCATGGCGCAAGTTCATGGGCATCAAGGGTCGCCAATAATGCGAGCCGCCCTGATCCTCACCCTCGCGCTGTGCGGATGTGGTCAGCAGACGGGATGTACGTTTGTCCGCCACGAGGGTGAGCAGATCGCAGGACGGGTCTATGTACCTCCTCGCGACGCTTACCAGTGCAGCGATGGAAGTTTTATCTACCGTTACCCAAGGAATTGAAATGTACGTTCTGATCGATCGCGATGCTCTTGTGTTCCGTCACGCCCATCCTGACCACAGTGTGATCAGCGGCCTCGCTCACATCGAGGTGGCCCACTGTGCTGTCGCCATCTATGATGTGCATGGCGACCATGACTTTATCAGCTTCACCGACCTCGAGTTGAAGCTGCTCTACCAGAACACGACGGGGCAGAAGTTCGAAGGCTATTCGCGACCGCATCTGAGCAAGGCAATTCTTGCACTGGCTCGAACGCTCCCTGTGTCGGATGTCAATGCGTTCGAGGTTGAGCAGCAGGCTCGCAAGATCACCATGGAAGACTCGGGCTTCTACCGTTACGCGAAGGGCGCATATAAGGCAGCGCGAACGCAAGAGCTTTTCCTGCCACCCGCACTCACTGTACCTGTACCAGCGGAGGGCGCAGCGCCGGCCCCAGGCCCCGATCGGCGGGTAGCCCCTACGGTAGCACCGGCCAAAGCAGTAGCAGCCCCAAGAGGCGGCAATCGCGCCACCATATTCGCAGTCGCGGACTCGATGTGGGAGCAAGCAGGCAGTCCGAAAGAACCTTCCACCGTGCTCACTCTGCGTAAGACCATCATGGCCGCACTCGAGTCTGAGCACGGTATCAAGAAAACAACTTCATCAACTGCACTCGGTGAGTGGCAGAAAGTTAGACTGAATTCGTGATATCGCTTGCACAGTACGATCCAGATTTATAAACTGCACAGCACGTCACCAAGACGTTTATCCAAACTCCCATTCTGAAAGGAACCATCATGAGCAAGCCCGAAACCAAGCCCGCCACCAAGCCGGTCGTGACCGACGCCGAAAAGGAAGCCCAAGCCGCTGCCAAGCAGGCTGAAAAGGAAGCGAAGGCGCAAGCTGCCGCTGAAGCCAA